ATATAATAATGGGCACGTAAACCCAAGGTCTACAAGAAGTTTCTCAACAAGTATTGACAAGAAATTAATTGGAAAAGCTTATATAGAAGCACTTATTTTATGAGAGAAGGATAATTCACTTTCCATTACGAAAGAGCGCTTTATCTTTGAATCATTCATGATCCAATACCCTGAACCAGCTAGACTGATGAATTATGAATCACTATGTTCATTAGTCTCTATAAATAAGTCTATCAAGTTATGATTAGCTCAGAAGAATGATGAGTGACGTCTTATCTCACTGCAACCTGACTGAATGAAGGGGCGAGTAAAGGCAGAAGATTATGCTAAGGCAACTAAATTACTGTCAGAAGCTAAAGATGCTGCAGCAAAGCACTCCATTAAAGTGTCAGAAATGGCTCGTCGAATGCGCGATGAACAACTTGCGTCAGAAAGAGTGAGGGATGAGGTTATTGAGCAGTCTCTAAAGAATGATCTTGTTTTCATAACTAATATAGATATTAATAATTTATTAATAGATGATCAATTAGCTTATATGCGAGCGTCATATATTGAAGATGATAATTCTAGAGAAAAGGAGCTAGGTCGTATTAAGGCTAAAGTTAGAGATATGCAAGAGCATGCTCTCTCTGCGTACTTAAGCGGTCAATTTGATCGCTCAAAGTATTCAAGGTCACTTTAGCCGATATCTGCGATTTCAGCTTATCGCAAGTGGCTAAGCAGCTTGATTACTGATTAGTCGATCGTGATAAGTCACGCAACTATACTTATGGGGAGTCGTCTACGTTATTTGACTGTGATAATTTTATTAGAGTATTACATCTTGGCTCTCCTGAATCATTTTACAATCATCTTAATCAGTTTGGCAGTTTACGTGATGATACTGTAGTGAGATTAAAGAGTGGTTACCATGACACTCGCTATTATCATTTGCCATATTGCGCCCACTACACTACATATGATGTTAAAACGCCAGTTAAGTGAATGCCACAAGAATATGCTACTCAGAAGGAACTGCACAATTATTTTAATGGCTTGTTTACTTATAATGACATATGCAAGCTTGTCGGGTTTCTTGACTTTAAGGTGGCCAGTAAGAGAACAGAGTATTGACAGCCATCATCTGTGTTATCTGATATCACTGCGGACACGCAAGTTGAAGCCGATTTACTTTTCTCGCACGTTTACCCTGAGAAGGTTATGGTAGGTGGTGGATTTTCGTCTATAGTTGATAATTTGGTGCAAATGGCTACGCCTAATGTGTCGAAATTCACGTATAGTGATTTTATGAGGGCATTTGCACTTCGTAAACATCATTTATCATTACCAAAAATGGGGAATATAGAGCATATAGACAGAAATAAGGTTAGATTAAATCCTGACGCTTATCCTGGTTATGTGTTTGATTTAGCGTGTGGTAATACTAGACAAAAATGTAAGTTAATGTCATCAAAAATAACAAAAATTGCATTTTCTAAAATACTTAAGTCTAAACAGCATTCTCGTGATCTGTGGCGCTTTTCTGTAAAGCCAAAATCTAATACATTAAGTCATGATGTTAAACGATTAAAGGCCAGACCAGTTGCATTGTGTGATGATGTGTTAGTGCGTATTGGCGGTTGCATTGCGCAAGCCATTACAGATAAGTTACATTATTGTCCTAAATCAGAGTTCTTTATTGGTAGATCTATGTCTCTAGAAGATCGTAGGTATCTTGAAGCACAGATTAATGTATTTGGCAGGCAATACGCTTCACCAGATTTTTCACAGTATGATAATTATAATTATGAGGAGGTGATGGTGGTGGCTTGTTCTATTTTGTCATCACTATTTGATGATACTTCAAGTAACTCTAATTATTGATATTACATAACATCATCAATTGTTGACAAACATGTTATCTTTGAGCCTGGTGTTGTTGTTAAGATTATGAAGGGTTTACCTTCTGGTCACCCTTTCACATCAATTGTTAATACTTTGTGTAGCTGACTACTTTGGTCAACTGTGTTCATGAAACTATGTGAAAAGAAGGGAGTACAGTTGGATGATCAATTTAGGGTGTTTTGTTCTGGTGATGATACTTTAATGTGCTTACCAAACTGAGTAGACGCAAGTGATGTTAATGATCTCATGAAGCAATCGGGTATGAAACTAGATGACTTCAACTTGTCATTAAAACCATTTTACACTACTCATAATCAAATGGGTGTACACTTCCTAAGACGACAATTCACGCTGGACGATAATTATTGTTGAGATATGGATTACGTGTTTAATCGATTAATATTACTTGAAGACACATCAGAGACCGCTATATTCACTATGAGTAGAATCTTAAATTACTTATTAGGCGGTAGCGGTATCTCAAAGACTACAGATTGTCTTTATGAAATAGAGAAATTGTGTGAAAATAAGGTGTTTGAAGAGGAGAGGAGGAATATCTATTTTAGTGACCGTCTAGATGAGAGTAGCAATAACTATTATCAGCATAATATAACTGCTTTACATAACTTTGCTGGGTATAAGGAATTTACTTTATGGAAGTATAAAAGTAAGCATACTAAAATAGTCAAGTACTTAAGGCCACCTATTGGTTATCGTAATATTGTTTGATTGAGGGGTCTTAAGTTTCTAATTGCAGCTTCTAAGTTGTGATTTAGTAAATTGAAAGTAGCCAGATATAAGATGATGTTGCACATACCAGACAAGGACGGCTACAAACTGCTTGTGGATACTGGCGGTAGTAGATCAATTAAGTTAGTACTAAAACCTCCAGATTAATATTTTAGTGGCTGCATTTTAGTTAAAGAAAGAAGTAAATTAATATTATATTGAAAGAACTACTGCATTAATGGATCTGTAGGGGTTTCTAGTACCAGTAGATAAGTGACTTCTAGTAGAAGAGAGTTTATTGGTATCTGCGCCAATGTCATGGTTAAGGTGATGGAAGTATTGCACTGAGATACTCCAG